ACTGTTCACTCTTTATCCTTTTTAACAAACCAACATGACTTATTTCTCTACCAGTCACAGTAGTCAACCAAGCTGATACCTGCCTTGAACTGTATTGCTTTAAATACTTCTTAGCTTTTTCAAGAGCTTCAAGTTCAAGTGGTATAGGTTGCAGCCACCCTTCATCTTCTTCGTCAACTTTGTAACCAAAAGGAATAGTACGAGCTAGTCTTGGTATCTTAACATACTCAGCAGACTCGGAAGGCTGTGGAAGTACAAAAACACCTAAGCCAAAATCAAACGTGTCCACAACCTGTTCAACCATCACTCTTCCTCGCGTTCCTTGGCAGGCAACACCATGATGCCACCTGTGCTTTCAACTTGTACTTTCTCAGTCTTCACCAAACCAGCACGGTCAAGCAAGTCTTTAGCGGCTGACATCTTCTCTTTCAAACCAAGCTCTGTAGGATCGTCAATGGCAGCAATCATAGCCACCGCAGCCTTTGGTGCTGCCATAGCAATGTAAAGCTGTGTAGCTTCAATGATTTCCTCTTTGAGGTAGTTGGTGAGGGTGCGTCTGCTGTAGCCTTCAGAGAAGCCAGCCATACGCATAGCTGAGCTAATGTTACCGTTAGCGTCTGTGAAGAGCACTTCAAGGAAGCGCTTATGTTGTTCTGACAGTTCTTTAGCCATATGTTATTACCTATTCAATGGATCGTAATATTCTTCAACACTGACTGTGGCATCCATTGTGGAGCCAGCTTCAGGTGTAACAACAATATAGTCACCAGCGCTCAATGCCAAATAGCTACCATCAAGTTTCAGATAGCTGTAAGCAGAAACAGTATAGCCACCAACAATATAATAGTTAGTGTTTAAACTAGCATCGTGCCACTGAATCGACACTGTCTTATTACCAGAAGTGGTATTGGTAATAAACAACAACTCCACCTTAGCCGTATGGTTGGGTGGAACTGTGTAGATGGTATTGGCTACACCAGCGGTTAAGTTGGTGCCAACACTTCTAATCTTTGCAAGCTTAGCGTCCATTACTTCTTAGCTTTCACTTTAGCTTCAGACAATGCAATTGCTATAGCCTGTTTAGGACTCTTCACAACTTTGCCGCCTTTGCCGCTGTGCAGGGAGCCTTCTTTGAACTCTCCCATCACTTTGGCAACTTTGGCTTGTTGCTTGTCAACAGAGCCACCCTTAGCCATCTTCGCAGACTCTTTGAAGGCTTTGTCGGTGGGAGCACCTTTGCTACCGGGCTTACGCATCTTCTCGCCAGAGCCTTCAGCAATGCGCTCACGCTTTGCAGCAATGTTGCTGTATAGACCCGGCTTCATTTCAGCACTTACCCTTCTTAGCCATACCACCTTTGTTCATCATGGTCTTGCCCTTTGGCTTACCAACACCAACAGCAATAACCAAAGCAGGAGCTTTACCAGCAGCCTTCATAGGAGCCTTCTTAGCGCCAGCCTTAGCGACAACGCCACCCTTAGCCAGCTTCACACCAGCAGCGCCAGCAGCTTTCTTCTCAATGTCGTTAGCCTTCATGTCGGCTTGATCACGCACCTCTTGAGGCTTAGTCTTGTCCATCGCAATAGCGCGATACTCAGCAACCTTCTGTGCGTCTGTCTTAATAGTAGCCATGATATGTTTCTTTCAATAAAAATAGAGGCCATGCCTCAACATTATAGTTATAGCACTTATTGCTACAACTCACCACTTTACTTTATCAGCCCAATATGCAGCCGACATCTTCCCTTTGGAGATGTTAGAAGCATGACGAGCTTTGAAAGCTTCATTGCGCTTGCTACCGTCTGGACTACCTTTAACACCAGCTTGTCCAAAACGAATAAGCTTGTATTCGGAGCCTTCATTAGCCATGACGATGTGCGATTTTGTCGGATGGTCCGGTGTTGCTTTGGGCTTGTTCACAGCCGTCAACCCTACCTTCTTCATCTGCGTCTTCACTCGTTCTGGAATTGCCATATCAATATCTCCAACTATTGCGCCTATCGCGCCACCCGTTAGCTCTCATTGATTCTTCAATGGTGTCTAAGGGAAAATAAAAGCCTGTTTCTTTCTCAACAGAAGCTCTAACATAAAACACATCACTGTGTGGAACATAGACGTTGTCTAAGCTTCCTCGCTGTAGCGCTATGTATATCTTTGCGGCATAGCTGTAAGGGGGACTATTCAACAACCCTTTATTTGCTACCTGCTCTTTCGTTAGCAACAAATCCTTTTGCTTTAACAAAAAGTCTATCACTGTTGTTTTGTTCTGTTTCATTGCTTAGCTCTATATAGTCTAGTTCAGACTGTCTACTTTAACGTACTGACTAGCTGAACTGTAGTATATGACTAAAAGGTAACAAAGACAACAATAAGGAAAACAAATAATTGATCTCTATGTTTGTATCTTCACAGTCGATTTTGTAGCATAGCTTCTTTATAGACTTCATAGTCTGTGTTTAGTGTTTAATGATTGTCTATAATTGTTCTCAACACAGAACACTACAGAGCTATGAACCAGTGCAGCTATGTGCTACATCACAGCACAGTCTTCATAGTCCCCAGCACCCCAGCACCCCTATGTTATATCAACCACAGAAATCTTGTCAAGCGATATATTTCACTGTGTTGTTTGGAAGCAACATAGGTAATACTTTCATAGTCGATTTTCCTGTTCTTTGCAGCGGCATAGGCTGTGTTGTCAGAAACGCTTTGCTGGTCCTGTAGGGGGTAGCCCTTGGTTAGAAGTGTTAACGAGTTGTAGAGGCTGTGTAGGCCGTGTGTGGGCGGTATAGTGTATATAGGATGGGTCAGATTGTGTTGTGGTTAACAGGGTAAAATAGCCCTTCTGTGGGCTAAGCTGTATACATATAGCGCCCTACCCCCCACTGGCCCACGCCCGCCCCACGCCAAGGCGCATTTGCACAGGCGCATACATAGGTATGCATCGTAGCGCAGGATGTACAGCATGACATAGCGCAATTGCACCCGCATATGCATAACGTCAATGAAATCATAGGCTTATACGCACATGGAAACTGATTTGAAATCGGAAATCGACACCATGTAGTGCTGACATTCCAATGGTTTTACTGACCAACGGGTCAGTAACGAAGGTCGGTATACGGCATCGACTACAAAGCCTTACCCGCCTGCATAATGCAAAGCCATCGACAACAAAGCCCCTACAATGTTGAAGGTTAAATAGCCCTACAGTTGACAAGGCCATTGTGAAGTCTGCATAATTGAGGCCATGACAACATCGTCATCTCACCCTTACCGAAGGTAAACATCATGTATTTGATCAGCTCTCTCACATCACTCGCTATTGCTTTGTACATGATGCAAGACGAAATCGTTTTGTTGCTTAAGCAAGCCTTCGGCTTTTGTGTCAACGGTGAAGGCTTTGCCAAAAAGCACTACACTTTCACCCGAAGCGAAGCTTTGACATGGGTAGCATGCTATGACAATGCAACGATTACCCAACGTGGCAACTTCGTTGCTTCGAAGACAGCTTAAACCCCTACAGTTGACAGGGTTTTCCGAAGTCGATATAATTGAGGCCAGACAGCGATGATGCTGTCGTCACTTACCGAAGGTAAACACATGAAAAAAGTCACTGGATACGTAGTATATGAAGGCCCATCACTCATCGATGGTTCACCGATTGTTGCCATCGCCTTGACGAAGTCAAGCAATGCAAAGACAGCGGACATGATACAGACCCACATCATCCGTAGCGATATGGATCCCCGTGATGCATCCAAAAGCGGTGCCGATGTTGCCATTTGTGGCACATGTCCTCACCGTGGCACAGCCACCGATGACCCTAAAGCGAAGCTTGCAAAGAACCGTAGCTGTTACGTAGTAATTGGTCAAGGGCCAGTGATTGTTTATAAAGGCTTCGTTGCTGGTAAGTATCCTAAAGCTGAAAGCTTAGCCGCTATCGGTAAGGGCCGAATGGTTAGAATCGGCACCTACGGTGACGGTGCCGCTGTCCCTTCGTCAGTGTGGAATGAGTTGATCAGCGAAGCTGAGGGCCACACAGGATACAGTCACCAAGCTAACACCGAAGGTGCTTCGTTTGATGCATCACTCTACATGGAAAGCGTTGAATCTGTAGCATCAGCTTCGCTGTCTTGGTCACTTGGTCGCCGTACATTCCGCATCGTTGCCAATGTGAATGACATTATCCGTGGTAGCGAAATTGTGTGCCCTGCTACAGCCGAAGGCGGTGCGAAGACAACATGTGAGAAGTGTGGATTGTGTGCTGGCAATAGCGTGAAAGCCAAAAGCATCGCTGTTGTGGCACACGGCTCAGGTGCCAAGTATGTAGCATAACGTGAAGCTTCCCTTCGGGGAGGCTTTGCAAAGTCCCTTCGCTTGACAGGGGTTTTGCAAAGTCTGCATAATTGAAAGCATCGATGCATCGCCATCACAAAATTGTTCTTTAAAAACCTAGTGTGGCGTCAGTATGGATGTGTCATGTACTACAAAGCATGACATGCCCTGAAATAGGCCAGCGTAATTGTAGATGCGTAACGTTCTACACTGCTCATAGCACATGAGGATGATAATGTGCATAGGGAACACATCATGGCATCGGGGTCGGTGCTATATGATGTGGCTTTCATAAGCTTTGTGGCACAGGGCTACAGAGTTTATATCAAGCCTTCCTAAAGGAAACAAAATGCTTAATGTAATGGATGTTATAGCCTTCGGTAGCTATGCACTGGATGTAGCTAAACAGGCTGCACCGCTTGCTGAAACTGAATACTTCAATGGTACACTGTTCGTCACTGGATGCACACCCCGTGAAGCATCGAAGATGCAGACAGCGTTTGAATGTAGCGGTGTCGGTGTTGTTGTGACACCCGGCACAGAATATTCTTTTGACTTCGTTTAATTCCTGAAAGGAAACAACATGTATACAACAAGACGATCTGGTTTTGACCGTGAAGATGCCCGTCTACACTATGCTCAGTTGCAAAAGCGTAAGACCGTTCCCCGTGTCGGTGACAAGGTGGTGTTGTCTGACCATCTTACAGCACAGGTCTACACTGTCACCGAAGTTGCCAGCGTTGCTGGTGGCACTCGATTAGTGGCACAGCTAATGTATGTCAGTGAGTACGGTATGCATTGCAATGCTGGTGGTGTGGATGTGTCGTCATTGATGACACCATCACCTGAACAATTGACAACTTCCTGAAAGGAAACAAAATGAAAGTATTCGTCTACTTCAATCTCCACCGCAAATGCTTTAGCATCAAAGCCTTGGAAGGCCCGAAGAAGGGCCGTGTCATTGCTCATCGTGACGATGTGTTACTCTTCGATGGCACGTTCAAAGTGTCTGAAGCAGGCCGTCAGCGTGTCCTTCGTGAACGTAAAAAGAATGTTCATGCTGGTGTTGTCGGTCATTGGGACATGACAGGCACTGATCTGATCTCGATAACCCGTGTCACCACAGTCGGCACACCTGTGACATACAACCCATACAAGTATGACACCTTCGTTCACTTGTACGGTGAGCATCCAATTGAGACAGGCCGTTTAGTGGCACTGACTGTCAGCGAGAACAAACGTTCTCATATCAACGTCTGGAACTAATATGAACGATAATGAAATCAACGACTTAGCAGTACATGTCTCACGTAATTGTGAGTGGGACGGTAATGCAATCATGGCTGTGATGTTTGAGGCACTGACTGATGCCAACTTCCACACCCTACGTAGTAGGCTGGAACAGGCTTACGAACACTACAAAGAAGAAGCATTCTGACAGTGCTTTGTAACGCTATTGACCACAGTAGCGTTACTGACTCGCTGTTGAGTCGTCCTATACAGGAAACAAATGAAAATCGCAGACTTCATCGCCCAAAGCAAGGGCAAGTTCATCACCGTGTCGTTCATCAAGAAAGATGGCACAGCCCGTACACTGAATGGACGTATCGGTGTAACCAAGCACTTGAAGGGTGGCACAAGCACCGTTGACCACGACAAGTATCTGGTGGTGTATGACACCATCAACACAGGCTATCGCTGTGTCAACAAAGACACCATCGTGTCGGTGACATGCGAAGGCTTGACCATCAACAACAATGTACTGGTGATAGCATGAACAAAACATTCACCATCACAGTCTACTCAGACCCATCACACTCGTGGGGAAAGGTACGCCGTGACGTGTTAGTCAACCTCGGCATTGCCGACAAGATTACACGGTACAGCTACCAGCGTGGTGACTATGCCTACCTTGAAGAAGACTGTGACCTAACCACACTGTGCATGGCACTGAACGAACGAGATACCCGTGTCAAGTTTGTTGAGAAGCGCAGTGAGCGTGACAGCAAGATTCGTTCGTATGAAAGGTATGAGTATGGCTTTGACAGTTTGGCCGTTTCCGGCATTTCCTAACCCACTCGACACAGGACGGAAACAACCTGTGTTCAACCCCAACAACCATGAGGATGCACCGCTATGACAAAGAAACAACCAACAGTTGCAGATGCCCTACACTTAGCCGCTGATAAATACCTTGCTGCCAATCGTCAGCAGCGTGACCGTTACCAATCTCGCTACAGTTGTGGTGCTGTTGGTGATGCCTGTCTTGAGTTGAACGTAAACTTTGGAGGCGTCCTTGTTGGTCTGAAGAACATGGGTTGTGACACAACGTCTAGTACGTTGTTTCGTAAGTATGGTGACAACAACTTCAGAATATCTGAAGAAGTGCAGGGTATGCGTTACATGTGGCTCAAGTGGGCGGCATTGATGGCTGAAGAACAAGGCGTGTAATGATGCTCAAACATATCCCCATCGTTGTATTCTGTGGTGCTTTGTTGCTCTCCACTGCATCATGTGAACACCCAACACCGGCAACAACAAAGGTGCAGACATGACAGACCGTGAACGCCTTGAGCGCATTGTGTTTCTATTGGCACTCATTGCAGTGCTACTACTTGACATGTTTTATTGGAGGCCGTGATGAATACTTCTGTTGCTTATAACGTAGGCAGGTTGCATGGGTTACGTAACATGCCTGCCTATCCACTCTTCCCTGAAGGTACTTGGGAAGCTATGCAATACAGACAAGGCTACATCGATGGTGCTGTGGCTTTGGAAAACGATATAGAAAGAGAAACAAAATGATCAGCGAAATTGACATCAAAGACTTCGATGTGCTACCAGTGCGTGAATTGTACAAGGTCAAGCCTCGCAGCTACATCAAGCTACCGTGGATGGATGGCACAGGTATTGATGAAGTGTTGTTTTTTGACCACATCGATGGTATGTACAGCTACTGTCTGAACATGAACAACGAAGTGATACATCTGCGAGCATGGGCAGAGGTTGCACCGCTTGTGAAGAAGGACAAACCCGACTAAACTTGAGGGTTTTCTGGATGGTTTATTTGACAAGCCATCTGGAAAGCCTTTACACTGAAGGCCCAACTCGGCAATGTTGCCACAACCCACTGAGGAAACACCATGTCTCACGTCATCTTCTCCCGTAATGCAGACAACTCCATCCTGACACCAGCACAGATTCAACATCGTGCTCCTGCCGCATTCAGCACCACCAAGTCAGACCGTTTGACTGACCGTTACGTATCCCTCAACACCAGCGATGTGTTGCCCATCATGGCAGACTACGGCTACCAACCAACACAGGCTGCACAAAAGCGTAGCCGCACTGCCAACTCACAGCATGCTGCCCACATGGTAGCGTTCAGTCGTACCGATGACATCATCGAAGCTGGTGACATTCGCCCTGAGATTATTCTGTACAACTCTCACGATGGTACAGGCTCAGTCAAGTTGTATGCTGGTGCATTCCGTTTCATTTGCTCCAACGGCATCGTTGCTGGTGATGGCTTCCAGTCTCGCATCTATCACAGCAAAGCGTTGACAGGCTTTGAAGAGATGTTGCGTAACACAGTGGCTACATTGCCTGAGTTGATGGGCCGCATTGACAAGATGCGTAGTCTGACACTGACAACTGGTGATGCATACGACATGGCTATTGCTGGTGTTGCTACTCGTTGGGCTGACTACACAGGTCAACCGAAGGGTGCTTATGCTGTGGCACAGACAGTCAAGGATGTCATGAATGTTCGCCGTGTTGGTGACGAAGGCTACGATGCATGGACTGTGTTCAACCGCATTCAGGAAGGGGTTGTTCGTGGCAATGCAATGATTCGCTCCATCACTGAGAAGCAACCCGAAGGTGTGATGCGTAAGGCTCGACCAGTCAACTCCATCAAAGAAGCTGTGCGTATCAACACAGAATTGTGGAACATTGCAGACGAGTTTGTTGCAGCATGAAACACCTTGTACTTGTCACAATCCTGTTGATGGTCATGTATTTTGCATGGTCATACACCCCGAGCAAAGACAAGGGTGCTATCAAGCGCTTCTTGTCTAAGCACCTACCAATGGTAGTGTTCATCCTTTCCACCATCATCATCTTGTTGGTGGTTCAACTCAACCTAGTTTCAATCGCAATCTTATGAAAACATTCACAACAATCCTCGCAATCAGCGCTGCTTTCCTGACAGGCTGTACACAAATTGACACTGGCAACGTAGGTGTTGAGTCAACACTCGGTCAGGTCAAGGAACAGACACTGACCCCCGGCACATACTTCACCATGTTCAAGAAAGTTATTGAGGTGTCCGGTAAGGAACTGCCTCTGCAACTGAACGACATGAAGCCACAGACAAGTGACAAGATTACACTGGCTGACATGGACGTTGACATCTACCTACAGATTGATGCGTCAAAGGCACCTGCC